ACCAGTTGTAATAACTGTACCATCAACATTTGGAAGAGTAATAGTTCTATCGGCAGTTGGGTCTGTTACCTGAAGGGTAGTCTCATAAGAATCAGCGGTAGCACCTTCAAAAACAATGCTTGTGCCAAAAGCAGGATTTGCTGTTGAGTTAGCGTCAATAAAATAATCTAGATTTGCCCAGTGATTTGTTCCATCACCGATTTTAAATTTATTAGTGTCTGACTCCCAGCCAAATTCGCCAGCATTTAATATTGGATTTGCAGATGTCCACTGTGAAGCAGTACCTCTGCGTTGTTGCATTCTGGTTGCCATAGATTACTCTTTCTTATATGATATCTTGTATAGTTTGACCAACTAAAGTTGTTTTATCAAGATCTGAATATCTTGTAGATCCATCTCCAACACAATAGGTGTTTGTAGTTGCATTAAAAGCAATTGTTCCAGCAGCAATTATAGGATTATGTTCTTCCCACTCTGCAGCAGTTGCAAATACGTTAAATGTTGAACCTGCCATGATTACATCCTTTCCATTATTAAGAATTATACCATCTTTTAGTTAAAGTTATCAACTGCAATTCCGCCATCCCAAGTGACAGCCCATGCAACTGTATTATAAAATCCAGCATCTGTTGCATCTCCAGATTCATTGTAGTAGCCAGCATCCTTAAAAGTACTTACAATTAACCCAGTACCATCAATTGCGGTATCATGAATGTGTTGCTCTAGTTCTAAAGTATCTTGTAGTAATGCTATAGAACTCCAAGCAGAACTATAATAAACAAAAAGGTGATCCGTTTCTGTATCATAAAATAGTTGACCATTTGTTGGTGATGTTGGAAATGTTGCGCCTGATCCAACTATAACTGCACTTGTTTTATTATCTACATATAATTTTGTTGCTGCATGTGTGTTTTCAGTAGGAGTGGCAACTGTAACAGTTCCTCCAAAAGTACCGCCTTCGGCAACGTTAATGCCGTGCTTTACTCTAAAGTCTCTATTAGTAGTTGCCACTTCCGACCTCTATTCTAATTATGCTTCAATATAAATCTTGTGTACTTTAACAGCAGTATCTGCTGATGCACCAGTTACCTGAAGAAGAACGTTTCCACCGCTGTAAACAGCGTTAGTTGTTCCTAGTTCAGCGTTGCTGATTACATCTGCATACTCTGTCAAGTAAACGTTATTTGATCCATCTACAGTAACCAAAACTTCAATTACTTCAATATCATTACCTTTTTTCATTTGTACGATATATTTAGCACTTGAGTATGTTGTTGCTGACCATGTATCAATTGTTGTTGCTGAAGTTGAAGCGGTAGCAAGAGCAGAACCAACAAGAGCATCTGGAAGAGCAATACTTGTCGCTGCTGCTGCACCAAGGGTTGGTGTAGTAAAGGTTGGACTATTAGTAAATGCTACTGTTCCAGAGCCTGCTTCATCGGTTAATGCTGATGCAAGGTTTGCAGAAGATGGAGTTGCAAGGAATGTTGCCACGCCTGCTCCAAGACCTGAAATACCAGTTGCTACTGGAAGACCAGTTGCATTTGTTAGCGTTGCTGCTGTTGGAGTTCCAAGATCAGGAGTTGTTAATACTGGTGATGTTAGAGTCTTATTTGTAAGGGTTTGTGTACCTGTTAATGTTACTACAGTTGAATCAATATCAAGAGTGTTTCCAGTCTTGTCTAATCCTGTACCCGCAACAATTTGTCCTAAGCCAGTAAACTGAGTAAAGGTAAGTGCTGTAGTTCCAACTGTGATTGCACCATTGTTGGTTAATGTATAACCTTGATCGGCGTTTACAGTTCCTTGTTCTACGAATACCGCAAAGTTTGCAGTAACTTCTGCACCTGAATCTGCATCAGTTGAACGATCTGGGGCACCAGATGCCTTAACTACATAGATACCGTTTTCTGAACCAGTTGACTGATCCTTAACAAGAACACGATCTCCAGTAGCAAGAGTTACGCCATCAAGGACATCTCCATTTTCAAGATCAGAGGCAAGTGTTACGTTTGCAGTTGTTGCTGCTCGTACTGATGCTTTCCAGTCAATACCTTGTGCTGCTGAATCTACATAAGCCTTTGTTGCTGCATCTGTTCCATCAGTTGGTGTTCCAAGACCTGTGATCTTGTTTGTGCCCATTGCAATTGCACCAGACATGGTGCCACCAGCAAGTGCTAACTTAGCAGCAAGATCTGTTGTAAGGTTTGCAATCTTAGACTGAGCGATTGCAGCAGCAGAGTTAATGTCTGCATCTACAATTGTGTCATTAGCAATCTTTGCTGAGGTTACTGCACCGTCTGCAATTTTTGCTGTTTCTACAGAGTCTGCAGCAAGTTTACCAGCAGTTACGTTAGCATCTGTAATCTTTGCTGTGGTTACTGCGCCATCTGCAAGTTTGCCAGTGGTTACGTTTAGGTCTGCAATCTTTGCTGTGGTTACTGCACTATCTGCAATCTCTGCTGTATTTACAGCACTATCTGCAATCTTAGCATTTGTAACTGAGTTTGCAGCAAGTTTTGCATCTGTTACGTTAGCATCAAGAATCTTTGCAGTTGTAACTGAGTCTGCAGCCAACTTTGCTGCTGTTACGTTTGAGTCTGTAATCTTTGCAGTTGTAACTGAGTCTGCAGCAAGTTTTGCTTCTGTTACGTTAGCATCTGTAATTTTTGCTGTAGTTACAGAATCTGTAGCAAGTTTTGCTGCTGTTACGTTAGCATCAAGAATCTTTACGGTAGTTACTGAATCTGCAGCAAGCATTGTTGCTGTAACTGTACCAGTATCACCAGATGTAACTACAGTACCTGTTACGTTAGGAAGTGTAATTGTACGATCTGCTGTTGGGTCTACTACTGTAAGAGTTGTTTCATAGTCATCGGCTGTTGCACCTTCAAACACAATGCTTGATTCAAAAACACCAACTGCTGCTGGTGCTTTCCAGGCAATTCCATTTGTTGCATTTGAGTCTGCAGTAAGAACATAGTTATCGGTTCCAACGGCGAGACGAGTTACTGCGTCTGCAGCAGATGCTACTAGTAAATCACCTTTTGCGTCTACTAATGCTTCTGTTAATATATCGTGAGAGTTAACGGTCGCAGTTGATCCCTCAACTACCAGTCCCGCTTTTACTCTAAAGTCTTTTGTTACGGTTGCCATCTTATATCTCCTTGGTTAGGCCTTTAATCCCATACGCATGTAGCGTAGGGTTATAGGTGTGATTCCCCCTACTGGAACAACAGTTAATGAAACTGTATCTCCAGCCCTTGAAACAGAGATGGTGCCAATATTCCCATCGTTTTCAACTATTCCATATTGACTAACAGACACATCTGTTCCGTCAACTAGAATGGTTAATTCTGTAGCAGAGTATTTATTTCCTCCGCCTGCTACATATCTAAGTGAGATCATATATTTCATTGATCTAAACTCACTTGCTGCAAAACTATCAAACACTGTTGAGTTTTCAATTCCATTAATTGTTAACTCGTTATTGCCGTCTGATCCAAGATCGGTAGACCTAGCAGAAGTACTATCAATTAAATCTACATAGTTTTCCTGAGTTGGTCTATCTCCTGTTTCAAACAGGGCTTTTACGTTGGTGGTTGATATCTTTGCCATGTGGCCATTATATCATTATGTTAAAGAATATAGTTATTGATTCCAATGATTTGAAGTCCAATTCCAGGTATACCCGCAGATGCTCCTAATAAACCAATGTTTGTAAATCTGACTCTAAATGGAAGAATTTCAATAGCAATAGATGTTTTTTCGTTTGGAAGAATATTTAACTCTGGATAGTCTTTTTCTTTTATAGATGGAATAAAGTTTTTAATATCTGTTACTGTTGCCAAATTGCCTATGTTGTCTAATTTTGTTTCTGAATAATTCTTTGACTTTATTTTTGAGGGTATAAAACCTTTATCACTTATAACAACAGATGCCATTAGGACTCCTCGTTGTTTGTAATATCCTCAACTATAATCATTTTGCCACGAGCAACTGTCCATACACGGGTAGCATCACGTAATTCAATATCAAATATATCGCCAGTATTTAAACTTCTTGATTGAGCAGATGTCAGAGATACTGTGAATTCTCCCACTCCATCATCAACTGTGGCTCCTGGGAAAAGTGTTACTACATGTGGTGCAGTGTTGCTATCTATGTCCCCCGCAATTGTTGGTCTTTTAATTTCCATCTCAATATCCCAGTCAGCAATAGTTAATGGATCTTTGTTGTCATCTGTTACGTATACCCTAAATGCTGCTGTATCGCCTTTTACGACTGTCCAGGTAACTGTTGGTGGGATAGACCCAATTGAATATGCGCTTAGTGCTTGATCTCTAAATGTAGCCATAATCTTATCATTATACCATTAACTAAGATAATATTTAAAATATTTTTATATTTTATTGCTTTAACTTGACTAAAGGGTTAAATTAGTGTTATAATTAATACATGCTACCTATTGGTAGCATTTGTTCTCTAGGAGGTATTTTACAATGAGAGAAGAAAATGTTTGGCTAGGGGTATTAACGTTGGTTATTTGTAGTACAGTTTTTGCGGGGACTGCAAATGCAACAAATGAAAACAACTTATTAATTAAAGAGTCTGTTAAGCCTGCCACCCAAAAGGTGGCTTTTTTGGTTTCTAAAGAAAAAAAATTAGAAAAATATAAAAATGCTTATAATCTAACTGATGGGCAACTAGTTGATATGTTGGGTGCTGTAGGGTTTAAAGGAGAGGCTTTAAGGTCTGCTTGTGCTATTGCAAAGGCAGAGTCTAATGGTCGTCCGCTTGCTTTTAACGGTAATGTAAACACTGGAGATAATTCTTACGGTGTATTTCAAATAAATATGCTTGGAGAATTAGGGTCAAATCGTAGAGAAAAATTTGAGTTAGATTCAAATGCTGAGTTATTAGACCCAGTAGTAAATGCACAAATTGCTCTTTACATGACTAAGGGTGGAAAAGATTGGTCCGCCTGGAGTTCTGTAAATGGAACACGGTATCAAGAATGGTATAACAAGTATCCTTGTAAAGTATAAAACTTTATCTATACTCTTTTTTATCCCAAAACATGGTTTTATATCTATCAAAAAACTTTCTTTGTAGTTTTAGATTATCATTTTTTGATTCACGATAATTTTTATCATTTCCTAACTTCATTGTCCATTTATCACGTTTTATTGGTATTACTTGGGCTATAGGCGTTCCTTCTTTTATATAACCTTCAAAGTTTGGATCATTAATTACAAATGGAAGATTTACAGGAGCAGTATAAATATCTGTATCTACAACTCCTGGCAAAATAGTAAATACTGATTCCCTATGCATAGGCTGAATAAATAAAGTTGAATATCCTTTTGGAGTTTTAATAGACCATGGATTAGCAAATTTAGGATATTCGTATGGCTTTGCTTCTGGATGTTTTGAGGCTTGTTCTATAGAATGAAAAGTTATTAAGTTGAGTGCAGACCATTGAAATTTTTGTAGTTTTTTATTATTTCCAACATCTTCTAAACTAACATAAACATCGGCAGGTAATGTAATAATATATCCGCTAGTCATTGCATCTAATACTGGGATACATCGTTTAATTGTTGCCAATACAGAGCCATCACCGATTGGAACCTTTTTTTTATTCATATAAGATTCTGTATTTTTATACCACTCTGGAATAAATTTACTAGCAGGCTGTGGCTGCTCTATATTAAATTCAGTTATGTTTGTAAATATTATTTCCAATTTTATTCCCCACTTTAATTATTTTTTAATCTAATGGAACATTTTCTGGTAATTTTTGAGTCCAAGTATGTAATTCGTCATTCCACTCATACTCAAATCCATTGTCTTCTGGACGAGGTGATTTCCATACTCCATCAAAATTTTTCCATCCAACACCTATAATTCCATCATCTTGGATAATTATTTTTCCTGGAAAAAGTTCTTCAACAATTGATTTTGAATCAGCAATTATGCTATCTACTACAATATTGTTTTCAATAATTATCCAATTAGTTTCCACAGTAGACATAAACTACTCCTTGAAATCCATTACCACCGTATGTTGGGTTACTACCACTTGAATACCATCTATATCCACCACCGCCACCGCCTTGGCCATAGCCACTAGCACTTCCACCATTTTCACCATCTCCAGCACCATATCCTGCACCCAAATTGCTATTAAGTCTAGCACGTCCACCGCCACCGCCACCATTTGCGCCATTTGTAGTTGTTGATCCTATACCTGTTAGATTTTGAGTTAATCCAATTGCTGTATTGTCTATGGTTCCATTAGCACGGCTGTCGCTTGGTGATTGTCCATCAAATGATCTTTCAGTATAAGTTCCACCACTACCTGCAGCACCTCCTCCAGAAGATGATGTAGATGTTAAATTGCTGGCATTTCCACTAACACTATTTCCACCAACTGAAAGAAGGCTTCCAAAACTTGTTGTTCCACCACTACCTGCCGTATTTCCACCTGATCCAATTGATATTGAATATGTTTGCCCTCCAGAAACTGTTTGGTCTTTAAAGCCAGCAATAGCAGAACTTGATCCTCCGTTACCTGCTGGGACATAAAAATAATCTCTTACATAGTTATTTTGTTGGCTAGTATTACCAAAAGTATTTGAACCATTTGAGCCACCTGCTCCTCCACCTAATGCAAAAACTGCTAACTTTGTGCATCCTGCTGGAACTGTAAACGTTCCTGATGATGTAAATGTTTGATAAAGAACATAAGTAGCATCAAGTCCTAAAAGAGCACTTGCTGCTGAGGCAAGACCTGTTCCGCTAGCAGCAGTTCCACTTACTGTAAAATTATATGAACTGCCAGTAGCAATAGCCATTGTATCGTAGGTGACTGGACTTGAATTTCCAGTTGCGGTATATGATCCTGGGGTAGATGTAACTGTATAACTTGTTGCTGTTACGCCAGTATTTGATGGTGTAAAGTTTATAACTGGTCTAATATTTTCTGTTTTGCTTACACTAGTAATTGTAGGAGCCTCTGGTGCAGTAACTAAGGCTTTTCCATTACGTAACTTTTTAATGGTTCCACTTCTAAGACTTCTTAAACTCATGCTGTGATCTCTGATCCAAAAGCATGGAATGAAAAGTTTGCAGTTGAAGCATATACACTTATGATATCAGTTGCTGCAAGAGTTACACCCATAGTTAATGCTACAGTATCTAGTGCATCAATTGGTGTGTCATAAGCAATGTATTGTTTTTGCTCTATTGATGCTCCTGCTTTTCTAACTGCAATTCTATATGCTGCTGCTGATCCGCCTAGGTTTGTAACAGTTATTGTTGATACAACTGTTGAAGTTGCTGCTGGAACTTCATAAAGAGTTGTAAGTGTCGTTGCTGAAGGCGCTGATTCTCCAAGAACTTTATAAGTTGTTGCCATTTATTATCCTCCCATCAGTAAAAAAATATCTGGCATTCCGCTTGCGTCCTGCCATGATGCAATTGTACCATCACTTTTCAAAACCTTTCCAGCATTACCTATTTGAGAAGGTATAACTCCAACCCATGCAGACCCACTATAGAATTGAAGTTGATTTACTGTATTGCCAGAACTATCCTGTCTTATTAAACATATTGACCCTGCAGTGGGGGATGTAATTGATGCATCTCTTGCTGCTGGATTAAGATAATTATTTATACCTTTTTTTGCAACTAGAGATTCAAGCATTGTTACAGCAGATAAATAACTTTGTAGACCAGCCCATTCAAAAGTTCCAGATGTATCTGTTTTACCAGATAGTTCATACCATACATCATCTGCTGCGTTATAAATAAAACCTGGTTTACCGTCTGTATTAAATGATGTTGGCATCAAATCACCTGATCAAAATCACTTGTGTCGCCATTATAAACATACATTTCTAAAGGACTTGATCCTTTTTTAATCCAAATAACTCCATTTGCTAATCCAGTTGTTGGTTCTGTTGCAGTATAAATAGATGTTGCTGATAGGTATCCTACTGGGGCTGCTGCATCTTTATCTACCCAAATATATCCATCTGGTATTGTTGCAGAAAATGCTGTAAATGCTGCTGCGGTAGGAGCAGTTGTAGTTACTCTTGAACTATCTCTTGCTGCTAACTCTAAAGCAACCTGATCATCTATTTGATTTTGTAAATCATTGATAGTGTATGCAATAGATGGATTTAAAAGTTCTTCTGGATCAGTTTCTGCGGTATCAAAATCATAAGAGCCATAATGATACGCTCTTAGCGCATCTTGAATATCAGCATCATCTGCCAATGCTGGAATTTTGGTTGGTACTAAACTTCCTATATTTTCTACAGCCATGTGGTCACCTCTTTAAAATTATACCATTTTTATATTAAACTATAGAAATAAACAAGTGAACTGTTTTACTTCCAGTAAGATTTGACCAAGTACCACTGCTATATTGAACTGCGTCAAAATTTATTACTAAGTTTGTCCCAGCCCCTGCTAAAGCAGGAATTTCCATTGATGATGCAATTGGGTTTGCTCCTTCAATTTGAAACTGAACATTGAAGTTTGAAGCGGTAAGTGGAGAACCGCTAACTGTTACTATGTTTGATATTGGAATAGTTATTGATCCTGCGCCAGATGTAAAAGTGATTGTTTCTACAGATGAGTAAATTGCTGGACTTACTTTTAAAACTTGAACCCAGGTATTTGCACCAGCCTGAGAAATATATTGATACATGTACCCATAATTTTCTCCTGGGGCGGTATTAATATACATATCATTTAGTATTAGAGTAGTTCCAAATAAAACACCACTTGCTGTTAGTGCATTAGGCTCTCCAGAACCAACAATAAACTTACTACCACGAGTTCCTTGTGGTCCGATATCAACCAATAAGTCAATTGACTCTGGTGGTCCTATAACAACAACATCATCGGTATTAAGTAATACGTCAACCATTATGAATCATCTGCTCCAGTAATATCATCTGTTACTGTTACAGTCCCCGTTAAAAGTGTGTAAACTAGTGTTGCGCCAGAATCTATTTGAACGTCATAGACATAACTTCCAGCAGTTAGCGCTTCTCCTGCGCCTGGCAGGATTGTACAAGTTACGGTATCTGCAGAGCCATCAACAACAGCCTGCATTTCGTACTGAGTTTTATTTTCTCCTCTTGCATTGGCAACAGTAAAGTTTGCGCTATAACCTGTTAAATCAAAGGCGCCACCATTTGCAGTTTTTGGACGGATTACAAACTCATACCTATCACCACGATAGTAATTAAAATTATAAGAACCTGGAAATGCCATTATTCCTCCTGTAACATTATACCACTAAGATACTGATACATATATACCTTTTAAAATAAAAGAACTCTCATTGTCAGTTCTAATTTGAGGTTGTCCTCCATAGTTTTTAATTCTATCGCTATTGATAAAAATGGTTTGAGAATGTGAAATGTCGTATGAGTACTGATACTTAAGTA